GTACGGGTCTGGTAAAACGCTGTAGCGCGCTGACCTGCGCAAACGCGCCCTCTACGCGCGTGCGCGCGTGCGCGCGAGGCCGCGAACACGGGTTCGGTCAGGTGTAGCAGGGAGGGATTTCGCATGGCTGGTATGGGACCACCTCCTAATCCCAATCGTAGACGACGCAACGCGGACACTTTCACTGGGGTCCGGCGTAGGCAGTGTGTGAGTTGTGGTTCTCTGCGGGATGCGGACGGCCGTGCGTGCCCCGCGTGTGGTGCTCCGGACAGTTCCCAGCCTACCACGGACTCTGTTCGTGACGCTCCGCTGGGGATTTCCGCGAGAGAAATTCCCGAACTGCCCAATCCCAAGCGCTGGCTGTCCGCGACCCGGGAGTGGTGGAATGCGTGGTGCCACTCCGCGCAGGTGGCGCACTTCGAGCCCTCCGATTGGGAGGTGCTGAAGAACCTGCTGCCGCTGGTGGATGCCATGCATCGGGAACAGGACGCGATGCGGAAAGCTCGGATTTTCGAGATCGTGTTCCGCGCGGAACGTGCGTTGGGTGGCACCCACATGGAGCGCCTTCGGGGTCGCGTTGGGAGTGTGTCGGGTAGTGAGGCGAGCGCTGCCGCCGCTGCCGCGAACTCTGGTCCGGAGGCAACCCCGGACAACGTTGCGGTGTTGGCTGAGTACCGGGAAATGCTGACTCAGGAGGGCTGAGATGGTTGCCAAGCGGGTTTAGACGCTGGTTGAGGCTGCCCACCGGTTAGCGTTCCCGGACGCGTGTGGACGATTTGGGAGCGTGGATGGGCTCTTCTGGGGGACAGACCGGCAACCTGCCTCACGATCTTCCGGATTGTACGCTGGGCTGGGGGGTTTTGCTGTGGGCCACGCGCTACATTGTGCAGCCTGATGGGGAGCGTGCGGGGACACAGTGGCGGTTTACGCCAGAGCAGGTCAGGTTTGTGCTGTGGCTCTACGCTGTAGACGACCGCGGCAGGTTTGTGTACAACGGCGCAACACTTCGCCGCGCTAAGGGATGGGGAAAATCCCCGCTCGCCGCGCTTTTGTGCTTGGCGGAGTTCTTGGGTCCGGTGCGGTTTTCCCACTGGGCTCGTCCAGGAGAATTCTGCGCCACGTGCGTGGGACCGCATTCGGGGGACGCGCTGCATCCCATTGGGAAACGCGTCCATTCCCCGTGGGTTCAGATTGCGGCGACTAGTTATGCGCAGACCGCGAACACGTTTGACATGATTCGCGGCATGGTGGTAGCGAGTCCCGCGGTAGCTGACTACGGGTTGGACGTGGGAAAAACCATGGTCCAGTTCGCATCGGGTCGACCTGGGAGGATTGAGCCCGTGACGTCTTCCAGCCAGTCGCTGGAAGGCGGTCGGCCGACTTTCGCGATTTTTGAGGAAACGCACCACTGGACTGAATCGTCCGGTGGCCACCACGTTGCCCGTACGGTGCGGAGAAACCTAGGCAAAATCGCTGGTGGCGGTGCTCGAGCGGTGGAGATCACCAACGCCCACGACCCTAGCCGCCACTCGGTGGCGCAGAGCACCTACGAGATGTACCTAGCCATGCAGCAGCGTGCCGCGGAAGACCCGGGGTATCGAGTTCCCTATTTGTATGACTGCCGCGAGGCTCCCGCGGACGTGGACATTGCGGACGAGCAGGACTTGCGCCGCGCACTCCGCATTGCGTACGGGGATTCGACCTGGGTTGATTTTGACCGGATTGTGGCCGAGGTTTACGACCCGCGGCAGCCTGTCGAGGAAGCCAGGCGCTTCTTCTTCAACCAAATCGTTGCCGCGTCGGATGCTTGGGTCCGTCCGGACCAGGTGGATGCCATCGTTGAGGACCGGGAAATCCCGGACGGTGCGATGATCGCACTCGGGTTTGACGGTTCTAAAGCAGTGGACGCTACCGCGCTTATCGCGTGCGACATCGAGACCGGTCACGTGTGGCCACTGGGTATTTGGGAACGTCCGGACTCTCCGGATGCCCAGGGATGGTCGGTGCCTACGGACGAGGTCACTGAGGCGGTGCGTGCCGCGTTCGAACGTTGGGACGTGGTCGCGTTCTTCGCTGACGTGGCCTATTGGCAATCGTACGTGGACACGTGGGCAGAGCAGTACAGGGACCGGCTTGCTGTCCGCGCTTCCGCGAGACATTCTGTCGCGTTCGACATGCGGGGTAGGCTCCGCGACTTCACGCGCGCTGCTGAGTCGACGAGGGCCGCGATCGAGGAACGCACGTTTACTATCGCCAACGACGTGCGGCTAATCCGCCACATCAAGAACGCTCGGCGACGGCCGAACGCGTTTGGGGTCGGCCTTGGGAAAGAGTCGAGGGAGTCGGAACGGAAGGTCGACGCTGCAGTAGCCATGGTGATAGCTCGTGAGGCGCGTCGCATGGCGATTGAACGTGGCAGTTTGTCTGAGCGGAACCGCGGCGATGAGCAGCCCGGAGTTCTGTTTGGGTTTGGATAGTGAAAGGAGGCGGTCCAGTGACTGCGGAGGAACGGTTGGCGCACGCGCTGCGATCTCGCGCGGACGAGGAACAAGCGCTGGACCGCGTGCGTAGGTATATGCGGGGACTCCACGACCCCTCGTACATGCCACGCTCCCACGAGGGAGAGTTCTCCGGCTTCCGTCAAGAGGCTATTGGGAATTGGCTCCCACTGATTGTTACTACGGTGGCCCAGAATTTGTATGTCGAGGGTTACCGCGATGATGAGCATCCCGATAACCTCAGCGTGTGGGAATATTGGATGGCTAACGGACTATCGTCACGCCAAATGCACGTGTACCGGTCCGCGCTGACGTACGGACACGGGTACGTGATGGTGTGGCCTGGCGATCCAGGTCCCGTGGCACGCGTGTATTCCCCGCTGGCCATGTATGTGGTTCAGGAGGATCCGGATGCGGAATTTCCGGACTACGCGATCCGTCGCTCGCGAACCCGGGTGAAGAACGAATTGGGGCTCGTGGGCGATGTGTGGGACCTCGTGGACGCTGAGGGTGTGTGGTCNTTCTGGGTTCCGTCCGGAGATCACGGGAACGTCCAGGAATACAGGCTGCTGGATTCTTGGACTCACCCGTTCGGCGTGTGTCCCGTGGTGGTTTTCCGCAATCAGTGGACCGATGATCCGGATGTGCGGATCGCCGAGCTCGGCGAGGTGTGGCCCCTCATCCCGCTGCAGGATCGTCTGAACGATACAACGTTGGGCCTGCTGATCGCTCAACAATATGCGGCGTTTAAACAAAAATGGGCTACCGGTGTGGAGATCCCCCGCGATCCGGAAACCGGGCGACCGATTGAGCCCTTCGAGGCCGCGGTGAATCGACTGTGGACTACCGCGTCTAAAGATGCGAGATTCGGCGAGTTCACGGAAACGGATTTGACGGGCTATCTTGCGTCGCAGGAGTCCGCCATTAAACAGATGGCGACTATTGCCCAGGTGCCGCCACACTACCTTCTCGGCGGACTGGTCAACATTAGCGCGGAAGCGCTGGCTGCCGCGGAAGCGGGACTGGCAAGAAAGGTCTCGGAAAGAAAGGCGGTTTTCGGAGAGGCATGGGAGCGAGTTTTTCGGCTTATGGCGTTTGCTGCAGGGCAGGTCGAGGATGCGGAGAACACTCGTGCTCGTGTTGTGTGGCGCGACACGGAGGCACGTTCTCTGGCTGCTTCCGCGGATGCTCTCGGCAAACTGGCCACCATGCTGGGGATCCCTGCAGAGGCGTTGTGGGAACTGATCCCGGGTGTCACGCCGTTCCAGATCCGCAGGTGGAAGCGGTTGAAGCAGCAGGATATGGCCATGGATGTTGCGGAGGTTGCCGCGACTCTGCTCCGCGGTGACGAGACAGCGCTTCCTGTAGAGNCCTCNGGGGNTTCTCTGCCTGGTGAGGAGGTTCCCGATGGCGGTGACTGAGGTAGGTGCGGTGCTCACAGAAGCNCATCGTGTCGCTCAGTTAGGCATCCTGGAAAGCCTGCTTCGCACGTTCGAGCAGGAGTGGACTGAGGAGGTAGCGTTTGACCCTGCAGCGTTCGCCGCATGGGTGGCGGAGCAGGCACCTGAGGTAGCGGCCGCGTATCGGCTGTCCGCGGAAACAGCGCAACGGTACTATGAGCGGTTCCGTGCGGCTGAAGGTGTGCAAGATCCGTTCACGTCCGTGATCCTGGATCCGCTGGATCCGTGGGCATGGAGCGAGTCGGTGACGCGCTGGGGTCCGGCGTATGCCACCGCGCTTGTGGAGGATGGACTTGCTGAAGAGGCTGCTGCTCGGCGTTCACTCGTCGCGCTGAGTCTGGATGCTACGCGTACCTCCATGGCGGGTGGCCGTACCGCGTTGGCCGCGCTCATGCAGGCGGAGCCACGCCGAGTGAGGTGGGCAAGGATCGCGCGTGCGCGCTGTTGTGCTTTCTGCGCAATGTTGGCATCCCGTGGTCCCGTGTACTCATCCGCATGGGCTGCAGGTGCGGGACGTCACTGGCACCGTGGCTGTAAGTGCACTGTTGAGCCGTATTTTGGCAGGGGCCGCTACCGGTTGCATCCAACGTCTCAGCAGTACGCGACAATGTGGGACAACCTTGAATACGCCAACCTGAACGCGTTTCGCCGTGAGTTGGAACAGCAGCGGCGTAGGGAAGACGAGGCAGGAGAAGGTGATGCATGATGTCTGAGGACACCACCACTACCAGGGAGCCTACTCGGGATGCTAGCGGTGACGCACCTGCTGAGGAGGTCCCTCAGAAGGAGTCCGCCCCGCGTCGTCCGGATCCCCGCGATGTGGAGATCGCCANGCTGAAACGGCGGCTGGCTGAGCTGCAGCAAAAGTCGAGCGCGGGCACGCCCACGGAGTCGCGTGCTGATGAGGACCGGAAGGCTCCTGAGGAACAGGATACCACGGATCCGCTGCAGCAGGCACTACAGCGGATCGCCGAGTTGGAAGAGCGGTGGCATCAGGAGCGCATGGCGGTTGTGCGGGCCCGGGTGGCCGAGCAAACCGGCGTACCGCTTGCCGTAGTGGAGCGGCTGAGCGGTGACAGTGAGGAAGAGTTGCGGGACGCTGCTGCCGCGGTCGCTGAGGCACTGGCTGAAAGGCAGAAACCCGCGCTGGTGACCCG